ACTCCTATCCGTCAACCAGATACCAACAAGCTTATGGGTTGGCAGGAAAAGGGGCAGGTCAATCGTTACTTCCGTAATCGTCCAACCGGAGTGCAGAAGTCTAAAACTTTATTTGGTTTAGATGTATGGAGCGGTGGCACTATGATCATAGTTGAGTCTCCACTAGACGTAGTAAAACTCTCATCATTGGGAATTGCCGGAGGTGTCTCAACGTTTGGAGCTTCTATCAGCCAGGATCAAGTAGATCTCATGCGTCGTGCAGATAAGTTAATTATTGCTTTTGATAATCCAAAGATTGATGCAGCTGGTGAGAAGGCATCTCGTGACATGCTTGCTCGTACTAAGAAAGAAGGACTTGAGTGTTTCTTCTTTAAGTATGACGGAGACTATAAAGACATTGGCGATATGCCTGAAGAACAGGTTATAATGGGTATAGAGAACGCAAAGCATTCTGTGTTTGGAGAGCGAGCTTTCGTATGAGTTTTACCGGAACACTTCTGCCTTATCAGGTAGAGGCTGTAGAGGCTATGGTGAGTCGCAGGAAGATGCTTGTGGCTTACGACCTTGGCCTAGGTAAAACAGTTTTAACCATTGCTGCTATAGAGCAGCTAAAGGATGAAGGAAAAATTACAGAGCCTGGTATAGTTATATGCTTATCCTCATTGAAGTATCAGTGGGCAGAACAGATTAGGAAATTTACAGGTGAGTCTTCAAGTACTGTGGTCGTGGATGGAACCCCGTCTCAAAGAGCAGAACAATATGCAAGAGCAGAACATGCAGACTACGTCATCCTCAATTACGAGCAGGTTGTTAACGATTGGAAGTACGTTGAGCTTTTGGCAAGAGGTTTTGTCGTCTGTGACGAAGCAACAGCAATTAAATCATTCAGATCAAAACGATCAAAGCACGTCAAAAAATTAAATAGCCCAGTAAAGTTTGCATTAACTGGCACACCTATTGAGAACGGTAAGCCGGAAGAGCTCTATAGTATTATGCAGTTCGTAGACTCTAAGGTCTTAGGACGCTTCGATCTATTTGATCAAACCTTTATTGTACGCAATCGTTTTGGCGGTGTAGAGCGCTACCGTAATCTAACAACCCTTAGCAAGACACTTGCAGGCACAACAGTCCGCAAGAGACAGACAGATGCAGACGTTGCACCCTACTTGCCCGATACAATTTTTGCGGAGCCAATTTTGGTAGAGTTTGATCGTGCAGGGGCTGTGCTGTATAAGGACATTGCACGAGAGCTACTAAAGGATCTAGATGATGCTATGGAATCATTTGGCTCATCTTTTGATTTGTTCAGCCACTACGCTGGGGAACATTCCAACGATGTGATGGATGCACTCAAAGGCAAGGTAATGTCAAAGCTTACAGCGCTTCGCATGCTGTGCGATCATCACGAGCTTGTGCGTGTGTCATCCTCAACATCAGGATATGCAGGGCAGTTGGAAGAGGCGGGCAAGCTTGATAAGCTAAAGCAGACACCAAAGCTATCCGCACTCAAAGAGTATGTAGATAACTTTCTAGAACAAGATGAAAGAAACAAAGTAGTTATTTTTACAAGCTACGTTCATATGGTTGACTTGATTCGTAATGAACTTAAGTACAAGTCTTCCCCGTATACAGGAGCAATGAATGCCAAAGAAAAAGAAGAATCAAAAGTCAAATTCCAAACCGATCCGGAAGTACGCATTCTGGTCAGCTCTGACGCTGGGGGCTATGGTGTTGACTTACCACAAGCTAATCTCCTTATTAACTACGACCTTCCATGGAATGCCGGACTCGCACTTCAACGTAATGGACGAATCAGAAGAGCATCCAGCACATGGCCCTCAATCGTAATCCAAGACTTCATTATGGAGGGATCAATTGAGGAGCGTCAACACGCTATGTTGGTGCAGAAGATGGCTGTAGCAAATGCAATCATAGATGGAGAAGGTATAAATACTGAGGGTGGTGTAACACTAACTGCAGGAACACTTAGGGCTTTTTTAGAGGCTGTTTCGGTTTAAACTATGGGAATGCCTAACGCACCTAAGACCCCGACTCGCACTATCCGTGTGTCTAACGACCTCTGGACTGCTGTGAAAGACAAGGCTGCCATCGAAGAGCGCACCGTTACAGACGTGATTATCGAAGCTCTCAAGGCCTATGTTGGCGATTTGCATTCTTAAGGATTACCCTATAGAATATTAACAGGAGGAAAAATGCCAACTGTTATTGAACGCCCAGATCCACAAGACCCAGGTTTTATGCCTAAGGTCTCCCAATTTATATCCTTACGTAGTCGCATTGATGACCTTAGTAAGGAACGAGATTCAATCAAAGCAGACTTGTCAGAGCTAGTTGATACTATCGGTGAGCCTGACGAAAAAGGAAACCTGTGGCTCCGTCTTCCCCACGAAGTTGACGGATTCACATCCCTACAGCGTCAGCGCAAAGTGTCTCAATCCCTAGATGAAGACACTGCTGAAAACCTTCTCAAAGAAAAAGGTTTGTACGACCGCTGTTATGCAATGCTTCCTGTTCTTAAAGAAGACGAAGTTATGGCATGTCTATACGAAGGACTTATCACAGAAGAAGAAGTTGATAAGATGTTTCCAAAGAAAGTATCATACGCATTTCTTACTAGCAAGGCTTAATAATGGAAGATCAGGTAGACAAGTTTTTTGGTGGCTTGGATGATTACTATCCAGGCTCCAAGAGAAAGCGTCGTCCTGTAGATCCAAATGCTAAGCCAAAGAAGGTAAAAGAAGAAGGATCCTGGGATGCAAATCCTCAGGTTAAAAAACTACCTAACGGAAACGTGGTAGAATTATATAGTGCAGGGTCATTGTGCCAAGCACTAGGAAGACCGATAGTTACTCTACGGCTTTGGGAACGAAAAGGTTATATACCACGTGCACCCTATCGCCTAAAGTCAATCATTGTAGACGGAGTAAAGAAGCCAGGATGGCGGATGTATTCCAAAGCAATGATTGAGGAAGCTGTTCGAATCTTCAACTCTCGAGGTCTCTTAGAGGCTCCGAGAATTGATTGGAATCGCTATCCAGATATGTCAATTGAATTGGCAGAATCCTGGAAAGTGATTCACGATCAAGAAACAAACTAACCACCTAGCGTAAAGACCCCTGGGTCTCAGCTATCAGCCAAGTAAAAGAGAGGAAGCCATGAGCGCTTCATTGAAAGTAAAGAAAGATCTACCTAACGTAGATTCATACTCAGCTCCAGAAGTTGAGGAAAACCTGTTCGTAGAAGAAGATGAGAACGAAGTTCCTTCACACTCATCTGTTATTCAGTCAGGTTGGGGTGCAGCCAAGAAGGCTGTAGCCAAGTCAACAAAAACCTTCGCAACGGATTTCCGTTTTGACGAAGATGTTCAACTAATCAAATTCATCTCTGACGAGCCAATGGTGTTTATGCAGCACTGGATTAATCGTCCGGGTAAAAAGTCATTCATCAGTATTGGTGAGGATGATCCACTAATTGCAGTGGGTAGTAAGCCAGACCAAAAGTTTGCGTTTACTGTTCTCAATCTTTCTGATGAAGACCCACAACTCCAACTAATGATTGTCGGGGTTCGTCTATGTGGTCAGCTTGAGAAGCTTGCTTCAAATGCGAAGACAGGTCCACTCAACCGTCCTGACCTTTACTGGGCAGTAAGCAAGACTGGTCAAGGCACCAAGACTTCTTACTCCATCGTTCCTGTAAAGGAACGTGACCTCGCTGATGAATGGGAAATTGATCCTATTGCAGCTGCTGAGCTAATCAAAACAATGAAGCCTCTTGGACCTGATGCTCTCCATACGTCCACTAAGGCTGAGCTTGCAGAGATTGCTCGAGAGATTGCAGCAAGCAACTAGTCAACCCCATTACCTTGAGGGGCCCGGTCTACCTCCTTTCTCACGGGCCCCTCTACTATCAGAGGAGAGCAATGAATATTATTACCACACCAGATAAGTTAGAGGATCTTGTTTCCTATTACAGTGAACAGGACGCCTTTGTCTTTGACGTGGAAACTGTAGGGGATCATCGGGGAGATCCACGCCAGAACATAATTACTTGGATCGCATTGGCCACTGAAGGCCGTGTGGATGTTATTCCTATGGGTCATCCAAATGGTGACTATGTTCGTACAGAATATCCATTGCTCCCCTCTGCTCAAGACCGTATTATTAAAGGCCTACCTATCCGTCCTTCAGATTATAGTAAGGATGAGCGTAAGGCTAAGAAGATTTTTACTGAGGCACCTGAACAACTAACTCCAGGTGAAGTATTTAAAGCACTAAAGCCTTTATTCTTTAGTGACAAGATTAAGATTGGTCACAACTTAAAGTTTGATCTACAGAGCGTAACCAAATATTTTGGTGAACTCCCAGCACAGCCATATGCTTGTACGCTTAACGCTGCGTTTATCCTTAACACACAAGACCGTCTTAACTTAGGTCTTGACGATTGCTTGAAGCGTGAGTTTGGCTATAACATGGTTAAGGGTGTTGGTAAAGAAGTAGAAGTATATTCTTTTGATGAGGTAGCAACCTATGCCGGTCTTGATGCCGAGTGGACTTGGAAGCTTTGGAATAAGTATGCAGAGAAACTAGAGACAGACAGCCTTCGTGGTTTGTTTAATCTTGAGATGGATGTGCTTGAGGTTATTTGCACTATGGAACTTCGTGGTGCAGATATTGATGTAGATGAATTAGGTAAGCTTAAAGATAACCTTGAACTGCAGTTAGAAACCACTAAAGCTAACATCTATCGTTTTGCTGGTAAAGCATTTAATATTAACAGCGTACCTGAGAAGCAGAAGCTTCTATTCTCTAAGAAGACAGAAGGTGGCCGAGGTCTTAAGCCAAAGGTTCTAACACCTGCTGGAGAAAAACGTATTGAGGCCGGATCTACACCTACTGTATCTGATTTCTCAGTTGCAGAGCCTGCACTAAAAATGTTTGCAGGTAAAGATGCATTGGTAGACGAGATGCTTAACTACTCTGACCTTAATAAGTTATTAACAACTTATGTTGTGCCTTACCTGGGTGGTGACATTACTCGTACTTTGGCTGGTAAGTCTAAGACTGTTGCTAAGAAGAGTCTACTTCTTAACGGTAAGATTCACACAGACTTTATTCAGTACGGTGCAGAGACTGGACGCTTCTCGAGTCGTAACCCTAACTTACAGAATGTTCCTAATCCTCGTACCCCTAACGGTAAAGCTATCCGTAATCTTTTTGTTGCACCAGAAGGTCATAAGCTTGTGGTAGCTGACTACTCACAGATTGAGCCACGTGTTCTAGCATCCTTTAGCGGAGATAGAATTATGTGTACCTCATACATAGATGGTGTAGACATTTACACAACTATTGGTAACACTGTTGGCGTAGACCGCAGTGCTGCAAAGACTTTGGTGCTTGCAATGATGTACGGTGTTGGTCCGGATAAGATTGCCGATTCAATCGGCGTATCTGTTAACGAGGCACGTAATTTGTTAGACGCATTTATGGCTAAGTTTCCATCAGTGGCTAAGTATAAAAAGCAGGTTATTACTGAGAGCCGTAGACGTGGGCCAGTTCCTTATGCTTTGACCTACCTAAAGCGTCGCAGGTATATACCAGACCTAAGATCTAACGTTATGTGGCAACGCTCTAGAGCTGAACGTCAGGCTTTTAATACGGTAATCCAGGGGTCTTCGGCAGATCTCATAAAGCTTGCTATGATTAGGGCACATAAGTTGATCCCGGATGAGTCAAGCTTGATCCTGACTATTCATGATGAATTGGTAACTGTTACTCCAGACCACTTGGCTGAAGAAACAGCAGCAGCTATTCGTGAAGCAATGGAAGGTATTAAGGCTCTTAACATCCCTATGATCGCAGATGTAAAGACCGTACAGCGGTGGGGAGAAGCCAAATAGTGTTCTGGAAAAAGAAACGCAAAGCAAAACGTTTAGAGATTAAGCACATGCCCCTACCAGTTTTAATTAGGCAAGTAATTTATGACACAATGCTTATGCCTGCAGAGCAGATTGCTAATGCTATGGGCTTGCCTCCAATCTCTGATGACGTAGCTGAAATGGAAGAACGTGAAAGTCAAAAGCGTTTAGAAAGGTTTGCTACCTTACTTCCATTTATTGACTCGCATGCAGATATTGCTGCAAGGATTGCTGCTTCAGCATACATGATTGAAGATGAAGAAGAAAACTACGGAGAGTTAGAAAAGCTTGGTGTAGAAGATCTAGAACAGTTGACAAGATTATTTAGACTTGTTGCCCTGTCTTCTTCTGTATCTTGCGTTTCAACATTGTTTAATTTAGGACTAATAAAATCATTGGCGGTGGATGATGAGCAGTAATTGGTGGGCTAATAAATTGGGTGGGAATACAAACCCTACCCCTACCCCAGCAACAACTCCCCCACAGGGGAATGTATATAAGGCAACACCTGGTGCACCTAATACTCAGGTGAGCTATGATCATAATCAAGATCAGTTAGTAACTAAGGCACAAAGTGCTCGGGCTTCAGATCGTTGCCCTGCATGTTACTCAGGTAATTATATGGCTTCACCTGCCGGTGGACGTATGCGTTGTTATGACTGTGGCTATCCAATTATTCAACAAGGTTCTGGTTTATCTGGAACAGGTACCGGTAACGGTCCAGTAGTAGCATCAAAACAAGTAGGACAAAGTGGCGGATTTAATCCAACAACAATCGTAGGGAGACTAGAATAATGGCCGTTATCAATTCAGATGCATTAAAGGTTGTAGCAAACATTAATAAGAAGCTTGGTGCAGGAACAGTTGTAACTGCTAATCAAGTTAATCTTCCTGACCGTATCCCTTCAGGCTCTCTAACACTTGACGTAGTTCTTGGTGGAGGATGGCCAATGAATCGTTGGGTAGAGCTAGTTGGTGAGGCTTCGCATGGCAAGACCGCAATTGCCCTACGCACTATTGCAGCTAACCAGCAGAAGAACCCAGAGTTCACTGCTGTATGGATTGCTGCTGAAGACTTTGATCCAGATTATGCTGAGTTGTGTGGCGTTGATACAGAGCGTGTAATTCTTGTAGAAACAAATAGTATGGAGGATGCTTTTGATGCCGTTATCCAGTTCATGGAAAGTAAAGCTGTTGACATGGTTGTTATTGATTCTCTCCCCGCTCTCGTTCCTTCAGCGGAAGACGAAAAACACATGGAAGAATTCACTGTGGGACGTGGAGCCCTCATCACGAACAAATTCTTCAGAAAAGTAGCATCAGCTACAAAGCGTGATCTTATTGAATCAGAGCGTCCTATCTTGGGAATTATGATCAATCAGTATCGTATGAAGATTGGCGTTATGCATGGGGATCCACGAACAACTCCTGGTGGTCTGGGTAAGGACTATGCCTATAGTGTTCGTTGCGAAGTAAAGCGTGATGATTGGCTAGAGGTTGGTACAGGCCAGGATAAGCGTCGTGTAGGTCAAACTATTCGTGTTCGTACGATTAAGAACAAAACCTATCCCCCACAGCAAACCGCATATTTAGACTTTTATTTCTCAGATGGTGGTCCAATTGATGCCGGTAACTATGACACTGGTAAAGAGATTGTCGCACTATCTATCTTGAATGGTATAGTGGATCGTCGTGGTGGTTGGATGTACTACGGAGATCGTAAGTGGCAGGGTGCTCAGGCACTCATTGATTCACTTCGTGAAGAAGTAGAACTACGGGATGAAATCAGTAAGGCTGTTATGGATACGTTAAAGGTAGCCCCAGCATTAATGATGGAAGTACCTAGTGAAGAGTGAAGGTCAGAAACAATCTCTAAAGCATGAAAAGCGTTTAGAGAAAATAGCAGGTGGTAAGCGCAGTGCCGCCTCCGGTGCATTTTGGTCTCGTAAAGGAGATGTCAGAAGTGACGATCTCCTTATCGAGCACAAGTGGACTGGTAAGAAGTCAGTGACTATCAAGTCAGAGGTACTTCAAAAGATTACAAAGGAAGCAATACTAGATAGCCGTACTCCGGTTCTAGGGCTTCACCTTGATGGTGAGAATTACGTCGTTCTTTTAGAGGAGGATTTCTTTGAATTACGTAATTCAATAAGAGGTGAATAGTGCGTTACAGCGATGACCCCAGCTGGACTTGGCGATATCAAGCAAAGTGTCGTGGAGAAGATACAGAGATATTTTTTCCACCACGAGACAAAGCTTTATACAAGCCTATAGCTGATAGGGCTAAAGCTATCTGTTGGGGTACAGATGGTAGGCCAGAATGCCCGGTTAGACAAGAGTGTCTAAAGGAGGCTATAATGAATAATGAGCTACATGGAATCTTTGGTGGCATGTCCCACAGAGAACGCAACGCAGCTCAACGCAAGTATGAGAAACAGGGGATCACTCTTACTGAGTGGTTGGAGAAAGAGGGCAGAAAGTATGGCAAAACCTAAGACTATCGCCAGTAAAGATTTAAAGGCATTTCTTAATACTAGCAAGCGAGAGACTCGTCTTATGGGTGCTGTAGAGCGCCACGTCTTGTCTAAGCCGTTTGATGATCGTGACATGAGTTACATTCACCCTTCAGATATTATTAAAGAAGACTGGTGTGCATTAGCTCAGTATCACGCTGTAACAGGCAACTACACAGAGACTCGTGATAAGACTACGGCACGTCTTGCGTCTATCTTTGAAGAAGGACATACCATCCACCGCAAGTGGCAAAACTGGTTTAGAGAGATGGGTGTTCTTTACGGTACTTGGACAGATTCCACCGGTAAATCTTGGGCAGTCTCTAAAGATGTACACAAGAGTGTTGAGTACACAGAGGTACCACTACGTAGCGATAAGCATATGATCCGTGGTCACGCTGATGGTTGGATCAAGGGACTAGGCGAAGATTGCCTTATTGAAATTAAGTCTATTGGTTCAGGAACTTTGCGTTTTGAAGCACCTGCAATTCTTCAACAAGCCAATGGGGATATTGAGCAGGCTTGGAAACAAATTAAAGCCCCATTTAGAATGCACCAGCTGCAGGGACAAGTCTACTTGCATCTCTGCCATCTGATGGTAGAACAAGGTTTACTTGAAAATGCACCAAAAGAAATTGTATTTATCTATGAACTTAAAGCCAACCAAGATTATAAAGAATTTGTTGTAGCTTATAACCCAGAGTTCACCAAAGAAATCTTTGACAAGGCTTTGGATATAGCATGGGCAGCAGAAAACAAACGTCCACCTATGTGTAGTATTGATCCTGCTGTAGGGTGTAAACGTTGTGCACCATTTCAGGAGGCAAAATGAGTATCAGTAGAGATGTGCTTGAAGCAGTTAATGAACTTGGATTTTCATTAACTCCTAAACCAGAGGTAGACATTCCTATGTTACCTCGTGATATCACTGAGCTGGACGATGAAGGCCTAATGGATCTATTTGTTCAATTTACACAGTGGAATGATCACCTTGCAGGGGCTCAAGCTATTGCTATTATAAATGAACGTGAAGCTCAGCGTAACTTAGATAATGCAGAGGCTAAAGCAATGCTTAAGCATTGGACAGGTGCTAAAGGCGACCGTGTAGCTCTTGTAAAAGCACAGATTGCTGATAGCCAAGATATTCAAGATCTACAGCATGAGCTTGATATTAAATATGCTTTCCGTAAATTGATTGAGACTAGAACTACTAACGTAGAACGAGACTCTCAGCTTGTGTCTCGTGAACTTACAAGACGTACCTCAGATGGTGGGGGAATGAGAGCTAGAACACGGAGATTCAACACATGACCGAAGCAGAGATTAGAGAAAAGATTGC